GTCCATCAATGTATTCGATGACTCCTTCACGACCGTTATAATGGTCTTCACCCTTCATTTTAATTATTCTAATTTTATCTCCAATTTTGAACATGTCCATAACCTCCCTTGGTTAGTAATATATATCACTCTAAAGAGAATAAATAGCAACAAAAAAAGTCACCAAGTGACTTTAAATTAGTATTTCCCATTTAGAAAATTTAACATTGCTTGATTATCAATCTCAACTGGCTGTAAGTTATATTTTAAGTTCCCAACTTGTGACTTCATTTGAAACAAAGGAACTGAGTGTGTATAACAATAGTTATAAATTATTGTCTTTGTTGCTATTGTAGCATATTCACCCAAATAAACAGATTTAGGTTTTATTTGACCAATAAAATGATGAGCTTGGTTCACTTTTGTAACATCAATTAAAAGATTGGGTATAAGCATTCTCCACTCTTTTTCATACTTCCATAGTTTCTTTTTTAAAAAATAAGTCGAATCAATAAAGGTTTTTTGTCTCTTCGTATCATATAGGTTTATACCTGAATCAGTATAGAATTTTAATATATCAATATAGGTTAATTCCTCTTTATTTTCAAACAATCTTGGTAATACTCCGATTACGTCAGATAGAATCTCAGTACCGTTAAACTTTGTGTTGTCATAAATTACCGGATAAATATTATATACACTATAATCTGTATCATTAATATTCGGAAACAAATCCATGTATGCTTGATTACTGTTTAAAAAATTGCTCGTAATTTCCTTTACATAATTAATGTATGAACTCTTTAATGAAAGCAAGTCTTCATAGTAGTATTCTATAGCGAATCCTGTTCCATTATTGGAATAATGAGCCCACATCGCCTCATTATCAACGCTTTCAGAAAAACATGCAATTAAGTACATTTTTTTTAGGTTATTCATATTTTGATAATACATATCTTCAATCCATTTTGTGGCAATATACTTTTTGGTTAGCGGTTTAATCTTATTCGATTTACCATAATACAGTATAAAGTCACCTTCAAATAAATCTAATAATTTGTCTCTTAACTTTTTAACATCAACAGTAAAACTACTATCATACGGATCATTAAAAAAATCAGGTCTTGTTGCCCATAGTTCATCTTTTAACAACGCATTTATTGTATAGTCATTGACCGCTCTATATCTAAATACACTAAAATCATTCTCTATTGTTACGTTGTGAGAGTTAAGTTTATCTGTCTTTATTGTTTCAATTTTATACTTCTTAGACATATTTTCACCCAAGCCTTATCCAAAATTTCAATTTTTTTGGCTTCCGTTTTTTAAGAGCCCACCCATGCGGTCCCCTTTAAGTAACTAAGATACCAACAAGGGGGGGTTACATTTGACTAACTAAAGTAATACCTAATAGCCTAATATCATTCATTTTATCTTCTATTGCATATAGTTTTTTTGTAATCTTCTCTTCGTTTTCAGGCTTAACTATTACAACTTCTACACTTACTTTTGCAGATGTAAAATAATTATTAGTTACTTTGACTTTGTCAGGTTCTACTTCAATCATAGTAGCTGGAATTTTGCTATAGTTGCAACTGTTTATGAACTTCACAAATCTACTAACAAATTTAGTTTGCTCAGATGCATTATTAAATGTATTAGTTTCTACTTCTACCTTGTATACTTTCATAATCATGTTCTTATACCAACCTTTTTTATTTAATTATAGCATTCATCCTATAAAATTACCATGTTCATCAAACATTACATCTTTCCTTTTAAATCGCCCATGCTCATCATTATGACAATCTCTACACAACATCTCCAAATTATCTTGATTGAGACTTATGTTGCTGTCATTGACATTTTCAACTGTTAACCTAATCTTGTGATGTACCTCTTCACCAACAGCTCCACACCGCTCACACTTGCCCTGTGTGGCGTTTGTTTTAAGATTGCGAGCAACGAACCAAGCCTTCGACTTATAGAACCTGTGGAGCTCTTTTGGTTTTCCCATATATTTCCTTCAGCTCGTTTGCCTTAGCTTCTACTGATTCCCAACGCACATTTAAGTCTTCTCTACCACAGTGTCCATACTTTGCTAAATCCTGAAACCTAACATTATCAAGTTCGAGTTCTTGTCTGATGTGATGAGGTCTAAAATTAAATACTTGAGTAACCAACTCCTGGATTTTTTCATCTTTAATAATACCAGTGTTAAAGGTGTTTACATGAATACTGACTGGATTTGAAATACCAATCACATAGCCAAGCTGAACTTCGCACCTGTCCGCTAAATTTGCCCTTACAACGGCTTTTGCTACGTACCTAGCATAATAAGCCCCACTGCGATCCACCTTGCTCACATCTTTGCCAGAAAAAGCTCCACCGCCATGTTTAGCATATCCACCATAGGTGTCAACGATAATCTTTCTTCCAGTTAAACCAGAGTCTGCATAAGGACCACCAATTACAAACTCACCTGTTGGATTGATAAGAATCTCAGCTTCACGAATCGCTTTTTCATCCAAGACTTTAGTTAATACTTCATTGATAATGATATCTTCATATAGTTCTCTATTAATCCATGACTTGGTTTGAGCTGAAACTACAATGGTTTTCACCTTCTTTGGCTTGCCCTTTTCATATTCAACTGAAACCTGACATTTTCCATCAGGACCAAAGATGTGTGAATACTTCTCTTTTCTAGCCTTATCCATTTCTTTCGAAATTTGATTGGCAAGCATAATCGGTAGTGGCATTAATTCAGGTGTTTCATCACATGCAAATCCAAACATGATTCCTTGATCCCCTGCACCTTGTTCATGTGACTCAGTTGAATCAACACCGAGTGCAATATCAGGTGATTGTCTACTAATCTTTTCTAGGACATTGAATGTTTCATCGTATCCTATTTCTTTAAGTTTTTTAATTGCTACTTCCTTATAATCAACTTTCGCAGTTGTTGTAACCTCACCAAAGACTAATACGAAATCATCCTTGATGGCTGTTTCAACTGCTACTCTTGCATTTTTATCTTGTTCTAAAATAGCATCTAGTATTGCATCACTGATTTGGTCACATACCTTATCAGGATGTCCACTAAACACTGATTCACTTGTTATTACTTGCATGCTTCAACTTCCTCCATTAACGAGTAAAAAAGGAGCTTAACGCTCCCAATTACTATTTTTTTATTTCCCATGCGGTATAGACTGAACGATATGAACAATCCCAAGTATCTAAAATCACTCCATCGATGCACGCAGCAACATGACCAGCCATCTTTAAAATGTACGTTCCCTTTGGATGTAGTTCGCAGAAGTCGCTACCTTTAATTCTTGGTTCACCTTTTACTACCTTAAATATAAGTCTAGGCTTACCTTCAAAATACTTGTATAAGAACTCAGTATCTTTATAACTTGTGAAATTCCATTCTCGTTTCTTTTGATTAAGTTCTCTCCTACATTCGACGTAATCTTTATCCATTGCAGTGCTGATGGCTCTTACGACACAATCAGTTGTTTTGATACCTTTTGGATGTGCGTTGTATTCTTTAAACATTACTCATTCCATCCTTTGTTCAACCATTTGACTAGTTCTCTAGATGAGTTGGTTTTCAGTACCGGTTTGTCGAATCCGTCCAATCGTTCATACACAGTATATTTTGTATCGTTCCACACACAATCGATTTGAACTAGGATTAAGGTATTGTTTGTTTCTATGTCTGCAATTCTAAAATCATCATAGAGAGGACCATTGACTGGACAGTTATTCTTGAACCATACATAGCTTGTTTCTAAATCAACTTTTCCACCTGGTTTAATTTGTTTGATGATATTACCCATCTTCTTCGTTTTATTAGTTAGACTTGTATCTTTACAAAACCAATCATACCATCCAGCTTCTATTTGAACTTTTGCGTCCTTTGAATCAAACTTTCCTTCATTAAATTCTTTGATCCACTGATTAAGAGGTTGTTGCTTTTCCATCAATAGAACCTCCTATTTCATCTTTTCTAATATAAGCTGAATATCTTGCATAACTGTATCCTTCTGATTGAACAAGAATTCCAAAGTCTACTTCTTTAGCTGTAACTAAAATTGAATGCCATACGTTGTTGTTGTCTGTATACATCAATTCTTTGTGTTCTTTTATGAAATCGTAATCTCCAAGCATGTCGTCTAAAAATTTATTAAACTGCTTGAATGGAATCTCTACTACTTTTTCAATCACAAATTCATCTTGCGGTATGATTTGCTCCTTGAATGCTTTTCTTTCAAATTTGACCTTCATTTGCTATGCCTCTTTTCTAACCACTTTTCTTTGGTTACTACTATATATTAATAAAAAACGACTTATAGCAAGTCAATTTTTCACTATAGTAACTATTAGTTCGAGACTTCTTCAATATCGGTTAATACATTCTTGAACTCATCAATTGAACTGAGTTCTATTTTTTTGCCATCTCGTATTAAGTAGCATTCTGCAATAGAACCTTTATGTTTGAGGTACCTTTTTACAATAACATCAACAAATCTTTCATCAAGTTCCATTAGGTATGATTTTCTTTGAAGCTGATCAGATGCGATCATAGTTGATCCAGAACCACCAAACAAATCTAAAACAACCTCACCAACTCTTGATGAGTTAGAGATTGCTCTTCCACAAAGTTCTAAAGGTTTCATCGTTGGATGTTCTTCATTTCGTTTAGGTTTGTTATATTCCCATATCGTATCTTGCGTGCGGTCATCAATAAAGTAATGAGCAGCACCTTCTTTCCAACCATAAAGAATTGGTTCATGTCGCCAATGATAATCTTGTCTACCAAGTACTAATGCGTTTTTTACCCAAATAAGACACTCAGCCAACTTAAAGCCTGCATTCTTATAGGCATTTCTAAAGTTCAAACCCTCCGTATCAGCGTGACAGACATAGATTGCACCACCAGGTTTGGTGTTATCAAAGATATTCTTGAACGCATTAAAAAGAAAAAGATAGAAACTTTCGTCTCCCATCTTATCATTCTTAATCTTTCCAGCTGTACCTTCATAATCGACATTATAAGGCGGATCGGTAAACGTCATGTCTACTTTTTGTCCATCAAGTAATTTCTCTACGGTTTCTTTATCCGTTGAATCACCACACATGACTCTATGAGTTCCAAGTTGAAATATATCACCTAACTTAGCGTATGGTGTTTCACTGAGTTCGTCTGAAGGATCAAAATCATCATCTGTTGCATTATCAGGAATGTCAGCTTCTAAGTCCTCAAATCCAAAGACACTCATATCCATTTCGATATTTGCAAGTTCATCCTCTAGTTTAGAAAAGTCCCATGTAGCAAGCTCTGCTGTCTTGTTATCCGCCAAACGAAAGGCCTTTATTTGCCCTTCTGTGAGGTCATCAGCAACAATACAAGGCACAGTTGCTAATCCTAGTTTAAGGCTTGCTTTAAGTCTTGTGTGTCCAGCAATAATCACATTCTCACTCGTAATTACAATTGGAACCTTGAATCCGAACTCTTTGATACTATTTGCCACAGCATCGACTGCAGTATCGTTATTTCTTGGGTTGTTTTCATATACTAACAACTCCGATGGTTTTTTCATCACTATATTCATTTTACAACCTCATCTATCTTCAATTTTTCAAACATTGCCTTAAGTACATTGATGACTATTCCATTTCCAGCCATTTTATAGAGTTGTCCATCAGAAAACTGATTTATAACCAAATCTATGCGTTCATCTTTCCAACCCATCAATCTCCAGGCTTCACGAGGTGTAATTTTGCGAATAGATATTAAATCATCTCGATTAACCACTACTCCAATGTCATTTACAGTTGTTTTTAGTGTTTGGATTTTACTTTTTTGAACAACACCACGTTTTTGATGTGGTCTATTGATATAAATGCCGTCACCAACTTCAGCTTCTTTATATCCACGAATTGTTTTTTCAGGAACAATGATAAAGTTATCAGTTGACCTTGCTCCACTACGAGTTGTAATCGTATAAGCAAACGGACTCGTTATTTCATGTGGTTTAAAAGTTAATCCTCTAACAAATCCATTCCTATTTGTCATATCATTGAAGTTATTAATTCGTTCAATCGATATGAAATACTTGTCGTCAACTTTGTCTTCCAACAAATCAGCTAGTTTTAGTAATAGTTCTTGCTTTTTAGGAAACTGATAGTCAGTATCATCTTTAAAGCTAAATAAAAACACTCTCTCACGATTTTGAGGAGTGTTGTAGTCTTTTGCGTTTAAAACTTGATATTTATTTGTATAACCCAGCGATTCCAAATACTTCAACCATACATCAAACTCAGCGATAAACTTTTTGCTTATGAGTGCCTTTACATTTTCCATCAATAAGATTGACGGTAGTGTATTTGTATCTTTTGCCTTATTAAGTAATCTTTCAACTTCCCATATCAAACTACTTTGTGTATTTGAACCTTTATCGAATCCCTTTTGTGCTCCTGCGAGTGAAATGTCCGTGCATGGGAACGAGTAAGTCCACAAGTCAGCTTTAGGCAATTCATCTATGGTTTTAATATCTCCTAAATTGTTAACTTTGCCATGCAACAACTCATATGCTCTTGATGCATACTTATCAATTTCTGATATTGCTACCACTTCATGTTCGATGCCTATTTCTTTAAGTGATTCCGTTTGGGATCCAACACCTGCAAATAACTCAATTACCTTTAACATATAGATACCTATTTCTTTCGTTGTGTTTGAGCATTCTTTTTGTTATTGACTGTTTCTTCCGTGTATTCATTTACCCATTCCTCATCATCTTTTTCTAGACGTTTGGCCATAAGATCAATTTCCGCCTTTTTTTCGTTATACTCAATACCAAACTTCGTAATGAGTAGATATTTAATTGCAGCGATATCTGGTAGAGACTGCTTCTTAAACTTAGTGATTCGTTTCTTAGTACCAGTCTTTGTTTCTTCAATTACTGTTTGTGTTTCCTCATATTCAAATCCAATAGCTCTTTGGTAAACAGCATCAAGTAGCTTGTGTTTTAACTCTTCATCCCCATACTGAAATGCATCATTCAGCTTTGGATGTATTTTTCTCAATTTGATAATCGTTTTCTCAGTGACACCTAAATATTCAGCAACTTGTCGCTGTGTCGCTCGCTTAGATACCATCTCAGCAATTGATTTCAACTTACTCTCTAGATGCCCTGACTTTTCCCATCGTTCATATAGGTCTAGCAATTTTCCTTTCATATAATCACTCCAACTGTAGGTAAATAACTGTAATAATTCACCAGTTGGAATACTACAAGTATCTCTGCAAAAACAAAAAAGAACTCATTTCTGAATTCTTTCATTAGTTTCTAGGCTGGTTTATAAAGCCAGTATTCCATAAATTCTCATAGCCACCCTTTGGCTACATCTTTGTACATTTTAATCTTATCACACACTTGACATGTTCACAATGGTTCACGATGGTCCATCATGGTCCAATATTATTATTTTACTTAATGCATCATTGTGCCATCTTTTTAAAGTTGAAGATGACACAAATAATTTCTCAGCAATGTCCTTCCAACTGAGACAATCTATGTAGCGAAAGATTAATAGTTTCCTTTCTTCCTCAACATCTAAACCATCTATTGACGCTAAAATTTCACATTTGATATTTGGTAGATCCTTTTTTAATGATTCAATAAGTATTTCGTCATCAAGTGCTCTTAGAATCCACTTTTCAAACGGTGCTTGTAAACTTTTAGTTCCATCAATGCGTACTTGGTCAAAATTAATCCCAGGTATTGAGTTTGCAAGACGTATGTATTCAGCAACTATTTGTTCTAGTTTTTCGATTTTAACTTTGGTTTCATGATATCGACTTAAGTATTCTTTTACATTCATCCTGCTTCCTCCTTAATTTTACTAAGTACTTCAATTTCAATCGAAATACCAGTTGGATCATCAGACCATAGCTTTTCAACATGCTCAACGACCACTTGTGCATCATCTATCCAAAAGCCTACCTCAGTCATACAGTCTTTGAGCATCTTTTCCAAATTATCAGTGTCTGGTCTAGTTGCTCTCCATTCCAAATGTTTATGTCTTTTACCTCTAGGGAATCTCCATATGACTTGAAGTTTAATCGGACCTTCGATTGGTTTAAGTGGTTTAAAAGGTTTAAGGTGTTTGATGATAGTGCTTCTAGCTTGCTTAAGTTTCTCAGGTTTATAGAACACAGGTTTCTTATTCACGAGGGTAACTTTGTTTTGTTGAGCTGTGATTGTTGGTGGGTCAAATAACAGAAATATTTTCATCGTTACCTCCTTTTTTAATTTTTTAGTGAAGATAGGCAAGTGCTGACGATGATGCATTTGTTTGGGATAGGGCAAGGCTATAAGCCCTATCCTACAAACGATGCGTCAGCGTGTTGGAAACAACAACATATATATAAGCCCTATTTTCCATTTTTCCTTCCATTTTGAAGAAAGGGTTAAACTTCCTATTTTCCAAAATTCAATTTTAGTATATTTTTCGTTTAACAATCGGTGATTTTTGACTAATTTTGTAATACCAATTCAGGTCATTTGGATTCACTGGATTGAACCCACAAATCATCATTGCATCTTTAAACTGATTGTTAGTCAGATAGATTCCTGTATCATCTTGAAGCACGTGTTTTAGTCCATAGGAAGAATGATTTCCATTGACTGTTTTTCTTTTTATGAATCCGTCTTTAATCCATGTATATACTTTTTGCTGAGTCTCAACAGATAAATCCGACATTAATTCATCATCAACATGTCCATTTTCATTTGTATATGGTTTTCCATTAATTATCATCTTTCTTCTCCCTTTTTATAGGCAGTCTTTTAACTATGCCTTTTTTAAATTCATATGAATCATTAAATTCGGTTACTCTTGCTCTTATTGTCCGTTCAGTGACATCTAAATACTCGGCAAGAGTTTTTATTTCACATTCTCCGTTGCCATCAATATTCATTTCAAATGCCTTATCAAATTCATCTTTTCTTGACTCAGGTGTTTGATTTCTTTTCCCACTCTTTTCGAGATTTCCTTTAGGGTCACCTTCTGCATAATTTTTGGCTAAGATACCTTTATCATCAATTCTATGAATAGGATATTCAAACCAAAAGTTTACAGGTTTAAAGTTTCTAAATTCACGCAAACTACTTTCTAATCTCCAAGCAGTTGACGAAGTATCATCTGCATTTTGTGCCATGAATTCATCACTAGTTTTAAGTTGAATCATATCTAGCTGTGCGTCTGGATCACGAGCGAAAACGCCTGATCCTGAAGCTCTATCCATCGCTTTTTTGTAACCTTGAGAACCTTTAGAGTGATGATGACAATAGATTGCAGCACATCCTGTTTCGTTACATATTTTGTCAAATTGATTTGAGAAAGCACCCATATCAGACGCATTATTCTCATCACCTGTAATAACTTTATAAATAGGATCTATGATGATTGCATCAAAGCCTTGATTAGCAACTTTTCTTATTAACTTAGGTACCAATTTATCAAGAGGCATTGCACGTCCTCTTAAATTCCACACTTTAATGTTTCCACTGTTTTTAGGAGATATCTTTAAAGCTTTATAAATCTTATCAAATCGATGTAAGCAGCTCGCTCTATCTATTTCTAAATTTACGTACAGTACTTTTGATTTTTTGCACTGAAATCCTAACCATTTACTACCTTCAGATAATGCAATAGCGAGCTGCATTAATAAGAAACTTTTACCTGCTTTTGAAGAACCTGAAATAAGCATTTTATGTCCAACCCTAACTACACCTTGAATGAGTTCAGGTGCTAAATTAGGTAAATGTGCTAACTCTTCATCTAGTGATTCAAGTGAAGGCATTTCATCAATTAAACCTTCTGTAAAATCTAGCCATTCATCGTAAGTTCGTCTACCAATATTCGTGTCTACTAAGGTTTGAATAATACCATTTCTTGTAACTCCGGGTATGCGTGATAATCTAGAGGGATTTCGATTTGCTTTGTCGACTTTTAGTCCATTCCTATCAAGGAAGTCATACATATAATCAACTCGCTTGCGATACTCCTCTGCATCACTAGCATCCACTCTTACAATTGCATGCAAACTCCTACCACCACTGTGTACCAAACAGGCAATAGGTAGTTCTAGTTTTCTGTAAATTGCGTCTTGCTCATGAATAGGAATTTCATCTGATTCAACAAGTGCAAAGGTAAATCGAGTAACGTTATCGTTCTTTACGCCATGACCGTCAACTGGATTAAATCGTATCCATGCACCACAATCATCTTTCCAGTCCCCAATGACGGCACCTAAATCATCAGGATTTTTTTTTAGTAACTGTATTAATTCTTTAGCTGTTCTATCCGATTGTCCTTTTCCAGGCATCCATTTATCATCAGCGTTTTTCCATACATCATTTGTTACATAGGCTACTAAGTCATTGTCTTTAAATAAAGTTTCTAAATATTTAATCAGCTGTTCTGTCGGTTTCAAAGACGTACTAGGATCATAGATCATGCCGTCACCATCGTAAGAGATGATATCCTCCCACGCAATAATTCCATCATTTACTTTTGTAGGCGATATCCAACCATAATCTTTTGCCAGTTTTATAATTGTTCCACCAGATACGGGATTAGAGGAGCCGTTAAAGCCCCTCCACTTTTTGTCACATTCTCCGTCTTTGTAGCGTTTATCATTCTTGCTCCAATTATCCCACACAGAACATTCATAGCCCTCAACCTTGAGTGCCATACCGACATTAATCCAATCTTGATACGAAACACTTGATACATCTATTTGATTCAAGGCTTCAAGTAAATTGTCCATGTAAATCCTCCTAAGGTTGATAACTTGATGCGTTTATTCCTTTAGGTAATTGCCATCTGTTATCCGCTAGTCTTGACACCATTTTGCTAGCTGAATCAAACGGCCACATACCTACATGATTAAAACCATATCGTTCAAGTAATCTTATCTGTTTTGGTGTTGCTAATCCTTCTACTTGTCTACTCTTCAATTTATCAATAAGTATGCTTGCCATACCAAAGCATGTAACAGCTTCTGTATGTATGCCTTGCTTTTCTAAGTAGCTTAGTTGTCTTTCAGTAGCAGGTCCCATTTCCCATGTGAAAGTTGGTTCATAGTTTGCTAAATCTTCTGCAGCGATTGAGAATGCATACTGTATTGGATCAACAAGTTTAGATTTGCGTTTCTTCATTGCAGCAAGTTCTCTTGCAAGTGCCTCTTCACGTTCTTTAATTACATCGTTTTCAGCATCTTTTTCTGCTTCAAGTAAATCTATGCCACTTTCTTTATCCATCATCTTTTGATTAATTCGTTTTGCAATTTCTGCATCCTTAGAAAGGAGAGCTGATGGTTTACATAAATCATGTCTTTCGGTCATCCAAAGAAAATCGAGCAATAATAGTTCTTTCTTGTTCGGTGCTAGACGCATGCCTCGTCCGACCATTTGTTGGTATAAACTTCTAATCTTTGTAGGTCTTAAAACGATTATGCAATCGACTGCCGGAGAATCCCATCCCTCAGTTAATAGCATTGAATTACACAATACGTCATACTCACCTGCTTCAAAATCAGCTAGAATTTCATCTCTATCTTTACTATTGCCATTTACCTCAGCTGCCTTGATTCCATGTAGATTTAGCAGTTCACAAAACTTTTGAGAAGTTTTAACAAGAGGTAAGAAAACGACTGTTTTACGACCTTTACAATATTTCAACATTTCTAGTGCAATTTGATTTAAGTAAGGCTCTAAAGCATTACCTAAGTCACCTACAGCATAGTCACCATTTGAAACACTGACGTTATGAATATCTAATTCAAGAGGTATCATTTGTGCCTTTACTGGGCTAAGATATCCATCTTTGATTGCTTGATGTAATGTGTATTCATAGGCTTTTGAATCGAAGTATTTACCTAAACTTTTTTGATCAGAGCGATCAGGTGTAGCAGTTACACCTAGAATATTTGCACCAACAAAATAATTAAGTATTCGTTGATATGAGTCACTTGTTACATGATGTGCTTCATCCACAACGATTGTCTTAAAGTAATCTTTAGGAAAGCTTGTAAGTCTTTTCTCTTGAGCTAATGTCTGAATAGATGCAATCGTTACTTTCTTCTTTGAGCCAATGGCAGTAGACTCAGCCTTTTCGAAAGCTGAATCTAGTCCACTGGTTTCCATTAATTTAACGGATGCCTGGTCAAGTAGCTCACCACGATGTGCAAGTATTAAAGCTTTACTACCGTCTTTAGTTTCTTCTTCTACGACTTTAGAAAAGACTACAGTTTTACCTGTCCCTGTTGGAAGAACTAAAAGTGTTTTTTTATAATCAAGTTTCCATTGATTTCTAATTGCTTCAACTGCAGCATTTTGATAAGGTCTTAGTTCCATGATCAACCCTCCTAGAAAGGAAGATCATCGAAGAAGTCTTCGTTATAATCAATAAAGCGTTCAATGTCATTTACAAACTTTTCTTCACCATTCATGTTCACATATGAGCGTTGTTTGAAATGGGCTCTACCTTTTGATCCAACTACTTTTGACCAGTCCATCAAGAGTTTTTCACCATGTTTCTTTTGACCAATACTTCTAAAGAAACTAGAAAGTCTCCATTCTAATGATCGATATAAAATTAAATCGAATTTGACTGTTGAGATACCTTCTTTTGATTCGACTTGCACTGTGATAATTGCTTTGTTACACGCTGGAATTTTTGCACTACCATTAAATCTTCCACGTTCAAAATCTATTACCGTGAAATTATAATCACCTTCAGGTAGTAAGATAAACTCTTGCCCATCATTCTCAATCGAATCATTCCATTCAAGGGCTAAATTATTGTTGTTAATTTCTGACATTTTTATTTTCCTCCGTTAGTTTTTGAAATTGTTTGAATGATTTTTGACCAATTAGGGATAATCCATCTAGTTATAAAATCATCTGAATATGTTGATATATCATCTTCTAAAGAATAGTGACCTTTTGTAGCAACAACGACTTTAAGTGAATTTTCAGTAATTCCCGCTTCTGCAATCATGCTTTGAAGTTTCATAAGATTAGTAGGTTTTTCTTCAGTTTTGACTTCTTGAGTTTTATCTTGCACTTCAATCTCATTATCAAATAAATGTGCAATCGGCTTATAACTAAGCTCTAACTCATCAGGTAAATTGAATCGGTTTTTTGCATCCCAACAAGCATGATGCGTAGTATACATAACACGCTTGCCACCTTGTGCTTTTTTAGTGTTGTTGTCAGTAGTTACCACGTATGTCTTATAATTACAAAACAGTAAAATATCACACCACTCCTTAAATAGAGGTCCTACTTGTCTTGTTAATTTAAGCTCCCATCTGTCGAAAGCCCCAGCTTCCTCCGGTAATTCAAACTTTCGTGGTTTACCATGTGCTATAACAACAACGTGAATTCCAACAGCAATTACCTTGTTTAATAGTTCAAATAATCGATTTACCTCATCCTGTAAAATGGTGTATCCACGCCCATAACCCCAATCTTCGATATTTGCTTTTCTAAATTTTTGGCATAGGTAATCAATACAGAAACTTTCAGCTTTATCTAGAGTATCAATCACCAATGTTTTACATATGGTTGGATTATCAATGACAGATTTAACAATAGCGATTAAATTTTCCCAACTTGATGTTTTGATTCTTTTACAATTTATTCGTGCACTACCATTCTCAGTGTCAATGAATAATGGATCAGGCAGTTCGTTTGCTAGACTTGTTTTGCCAATGCCTTCAGCACCATAAATACCTAACTTGATAGGTAGTTTTTCTTTCCCTTGAATAATTTCAAATGCGAAACTCATATATCTTTATCCTCCTTATATTTTTCTATGCTTACTTCTTCTCGCTCATCATCTAAAGATGCAACTGTGATAGAACTTTTAGCGATTGTTATGTAATCACCAAGTAATTCATTTAACTTGAGTTTACCTAACTGTTTTTGAATTTCTGTAATTCCTAATAACTTAGGTTTGCTATAAGCTTCATAACCGTTATCTTCAAGTATCTTTGCGACACTATCGTTGTCAGTAAATGAACGAGTCACTCTTGAATAAACTAGTTTATGCTTTTTGTACTTATGGCCATCAAGTAACCGTTTCAATGCATACGCCTTTATGTCTTCAGCAAACTTGATGAGTTCATCCATCTTAGGTAGCAACTCCTCAATGTCATCATCATCGAGTAATTTGATATCCTTTGGGGTTTCTTCATACAACCTGAGATTAGTGTTTTTTCGAGATGCACATACATTCTTTCCTGGACACCACTTGCATCCTTTATTTGGAACTGCTATGGGTTTTGGTTCAAGTGTTTTTTTAATAGCTGGAACAACCACATCTTTTTCCCAATCAAGCATCTCTTCAAGAGTTAGCTCATACTCGGAAATATTATTAATTCTTTCTTGTACGATGATCAATCTTACTTTCTTAATTGGATATAGTTTTCCTATGTTGTGGTAAAGTCCGAGTGCGTAAAGCCCAATTTGTGAATTTGGTTCTTTCTTGCCATCATCTTTTGGAATCCATGAATCAACCCTTGACCGACCAGTTTTTAAATCAACAACCGTCATAACATCATCAGCAATGATTCCTAAATCTAAAGTTCCAATCATACCTTCAACCAACCATTCCATATTTAAGGTTTCTTCAATAAATACAATTGGATCTTGACCGATTCGCTTTCTTTCAGACTCAATTAAGCTCAAGACTTTATTGGAGTATCCTTCAGCGAGTTTTTGCATCTCATCATCGTACTTTGTCAAATCTTTTATTACTTGCTCAACCGACTTGATTTCATTGTTTTCAAAATCGGATAAACGAAGTGATTGTCTTAGAAGTGTTTCACCTAATGTATGAGCTTCCGTACCATATATGGCTTCAGGCCCTGGTTCATCTTGAAACATCTCAAAAAACTTTGTACTTGCTGGACATGCGAAATATATAGATGATTTACTTGGTGAATGAGTCCTTGAATGTAATTTATCTACCACCGCATCCACCTTCCATCTTCTCCTTGATTTCACTAATAGTGACATCGCTCACTGAATCACCTGGAATAATGATTGTTACCTTTTGTGAGCTTCCAAAAAGTTTTTTAAATAAACTTTTTTTCACTTTCACCTTTTTACTCGTCATAACACCTTTTGATTCCTCTTCCTTTGAAACATTGATATTCATTTTGTGTCTCATCTTGTATCTCCTTTCTGGGGATATTCTTTGTCCCTCACTGTATGGAGATTTAGACCACCTTTTGACCACCCTATTTGTCAAAAAAAGTTTTATATTTTTTCCTAATCTGGTCAATGGACTTTTGAACTGCACTCAAGTTGACACCTTCTCTTTCAGCTATTTCTCTTTGTGTCATACCCTCTTCAAGCATTTCTAATCTTGTTAATTGAATATGAGTTAATGTTTTCTTGAATGCTTGTACTTCCTTTTTTGATTCCTCATATTCCAAATCAATCAACATTTGTTCATGTGGATTAGGTTTCGTATCTTGAAACCATTCACCTTCATAATCACAATCATCAAGGGATGCCTTAACGTGATAACGCCATCTGCGATTATCATTTTCAAGTTTTCGATCAGCTTCTAAATGTAGACGCCCGTACTCTTCATCTACTTCAACTTCACTAACAGTACCATCTGCAAAAACATACTTAATCTTCATATAAAAAACCTCCATTTCGATTTCTCGAGATGGAAGTTCTTGGAATTTGGGCATGCTGAAAAAACGTACACAAAACCACGAAATTTTGGATATAATCCATCTCGAATTGTTTTTGTAGTACGCTCTTTCCTTAGAAGAGCATTCCACTATTATTTGGTTACTACTTAATGAAATTAAGGAACTGCTTGATGGGTGATCGTCCCATCGCAGAAGTGAATAAGTAGTAAAATAATGTAAGTTTTACCTTACACAAAGTAGTCTACTCTATTGAATTAAATAATTGAATATGGTCAAATTTACCATTATTTTTATATATGTGTTACTTAATAAATATATAGTTTTTGCGAGTTATTTGATATAATATATAAGATGAGTTATTTTTATTGTTATTTTATTATGACAAAATGAAAAACCATTACTAAACACATGATTTATGCATCTACTAATGGCTTTGTTATGGAGGTAATTTATGAAAAATAATTTGAATTTGGTCGAAAATTTCTATCAAAATAGCCTTTTTACATTTGATAGTTATGAATCTTTCTGTAGAATTGACACAATATACGAAAGTCCCAAAGATGTTAGAAATGTAATTAAGATTTTTAGTGAAAATAACAAACCTATTAAATTTGCTTTTGAACCTAAGAATGGACTAGTTCGTATATCACGGAAAACAGGTGCAGTTGAAGAAAGTGATATATTAAGTTCTCTATTATCAATAAATGCAAATAAAGTTGAAGGATATCAAAAATTCTTCGAAAAAAATGGCTTCTTCTTTCCAATATTTCCTGATAATTTTGTAGAGATTGAAGCTGAACCTTTATTAGCAGTTATTTCAAGAATGAGGGCAACTGTTGAGCTAATGAGTCAAATAAGCGAAATTCAACGGAAAAACTATGAGAAAATATTAACAGTTACTTTGGCTTTATTACTATCTTCAAAAAACTCGATTGCAATTGGATCCAATAAATATGAATCATGTGAACATAATACACTTTACAATGAATTAGATACAGCAAGCCAAATCAATGACAATGAAAGTAGTTTAAGAATGGATAATCAATATAATTTTATTATTACTGATTCTATCTATGGAGAGTATAAGGTTAGTTTAGATGATTATCGGCTCTATAAAACTGATTATAAAGTTTTGAATCCTTTTTGGAGAAAAGTTTTTCACTCATATTTTCATCATCAAGATGCTAGCAAGAATGAAAGATTAATCGTTGAGGTCTTATTTCATACCTTTAAAGATATTGGAAGATTTGAGTTTGTTACATTTAATAGCATTAATTTTATGGAAGAACCAAGATGGGAAAATTACATCGATAGATTTAAAAAAGCTGTTCTTGATGTTGCAAGAATTGTAGTTGCAGAGGAAATCAACTCAAATATTACAGGTGTCTATCCTGAATATGATAGCACTATTATGGAACCGAGATGGCGTGTTGAATCGTTGATGAGTGCACTATATTTGTGAGCGTTTAAAATAGCACGTCTAATATAAAGTGAAAACCTCTAGGGCCGAATTTTGGCTATCTAGAGGTTTCTTTCATTTTAAATTGTGTCTTGATGTTGTTATCCCATGGGAGTAAATGCG